TTCCGACGCTTTTCGGCCTGCTCTTTCCGTGCTTCTGTTTTTACAGTATAAGGAAGTGAAATAATCAGATCCAACTTTCCGGATCCACTTTGTTCATCAATAACATCCAGAATGTTCAGTTTTCGGATCAACCGCTGAAGGGTTGAATTTCGTTCATTAATAACCGCATACAATGGATTTTCAACAATTCCAACAACCGTCTTGGAAAGAATCAATTCTTCTTTACGGCCAAGACGGTCATTATATACACGAACTTTTACATGCTGCGGATACCATTCGATGATTTTTCCGGTCCGCATGGTACGAATATCATAGGAATTGTTTTTTCTCGGATCGATTGTCGTATCTACTGGAACAATGGCAACAACACCTTCATCCAGCATGGACATTACAATATCCTGAATAAATGCCCTGCCTGTCTGGTCAACATTCGCTTCCAGTGAAAGACAGTTATTCAATCCGGAATCTATCGTTTCAATATAGCGTTCTTCTTCGTCCTGACGAATGTGGCGGATTTTTACCGAAGCCACATCCAGTGCAATCCGATTAAATACCGAAGTAATAATGGAGCGCTCATTCCCCGGAGTCAGCCGGGGCCGATCTGGACGAATCGCATACGATGTTCCAATATCGCGGTACTCCGGTATTGTCGGATCCTTGTTATTTAAAAAAGCATTCCAGGCCTGTTTCAGCCTGGCTGTGAATGTTAGCTCCATTTTGAATTATTTCCTACTATCGAGTTTTATTCTTATTTTTCGGTTTAGTATACTGATTATATCCAGAATAATCTAAATTCGGTCGTGTTAAACGCCCTACATTAGCATAATCCTGCCTTTTAGCAGAACCTAATTGATTTAGATAATTTTGATCTAACAATCGATCGACATTAGCATTATCTTGTCTACGTAAAGCAGCTTGTTGATCAAGAAATGACTGATTTGACAATCGAGTAACATTAGCACTATCTTCTCTACGTGCAGCACCCATATTCTGTGTAAATAACTGTTTTTGACGACCAGATTGATTACCGATAATTTTGCTAATAAATTTATCAACTTTATCAGCAAGCCCAAATCTCGTTAAGAAACTATTTACACCTTTCAAAATGTTATACTGTGCATTCTGAATCGCAAGATTAATCGTATTAACCCGACTATTTGGATTATCAACCAGTTTCTGAACTGCTTTACGTCCATCTTCAATCTGACGTTGCATTGCTACTTGAATATGTGATAAATTACGGGTACCCATAGCTTCAGATTCTTTTCTATTTCGTTCGAATTCATTTCTGGTATTTTTACGAACCTGACGAGCGTAATATCCAGGTGATTCTCTTAATTTTTGACCATAAATTCGAGCAGCCTGACCAGCAGTTTTTAAGTTGCCAACAATTCTTTCACCCAAAGAATATTTTCCACCTGGACGCCAGCCCCCCATATTACTATTAGTAGTTTTTCTCCACCAATCAGTACCGGGAAGGTGTTTGCCCCATTGCATACCTTTAATACCAACATGATAAAGTTCACCATTTACATAAACCCAGGATCCGCCACCTCTGCGGCTGGATGCGGGTGCATTACTATACATATAATTACTATACATATGAATTTCCTCCATATTTATTTCGCTCTAACATAATATGTTATTTCGTTTTCATCGCCTAAAGCTTTCATTGCACGGTTATAATACTTTTTATTAATTTCCTTTAAATATTTTTCATAAGCTTTGTATTCTTTAGACGGGTTTGATGATTTTTTCTGTTCAGCAAGATACAAAGAAACGGGCATGTCTTTACATATAGGATAAATATTTTTATACCAATATGTAAAAATTTCCTGGCTGCGTTCATTCATTAAATTTTTTATTTTATACTCAGGCGAACTTTTAACGTCCCCATAAACTGATTCTGAGTATTGTTCCTGTATCCAGCGTTGTCCTAAATCAGTTAAAAACGTAGTATCATCAAGAATTAAATCTTTCACTTCATTTTTTAAATTGCCTGTTTTCGTATTATATAAAAATTCGGCGCCTTCTTGTGTAAGTCCTTTATTAAAATTAGATTGAGGATCGATCATTTGTACAGCCCCGATCATACTTATCACGCTGCCTAAAACACCGCCTGCCATAGCGCCCGATGCAGGGCCTGCAGGGCTGGTTAATGCCCCAATTCCAGTACCTAAAGCAACTGGTGCCACTACCGCAGCTATGTTTCTAGTTTTGCCAGAAGACGACTCATTTCTTTCTTTATTAAAAAATTGTTTATAGCCTTCTTCAGTTAAAGTAGTTTTTCCTTTTGAACCTACTTTTAAATATCGTTCTCTTCCTTCAGGAGTCAATGAACCATCTGGATTTTGAAAACGTCGAATACCCCATTTCATTCCTAAAATACCCCAATGTTTCAATTCATCATTAGGATAAATATCTGTATGTACTAAATCCAGCATGTTATTTACCTCCTTATTCAAAAGATTCTCGATTTAGTTTGAATGCAATATAAGCGTCCATCATTGCCGCAACAGCATCAATTTTCTGGTCATAGCGTTTTTTATATAATTTACGATTACCATTGGAATCTTCAAGCGTAATACAATTACCCATAGTAAAAGTCATCAGGTCTTCATCAAACAAAAGCATTCGCTCTTCCGAAAGTTTCTTTAATTCTCCCAAAGGTACAGATTCTGTCCGTGAGCCCTGTTTTACTTTCTCAATTCCGTAAGGACCATTTTCCGATGCCCAGCGTTCAATAAAATCCCGGGCATTATAGGGGTCATAACCAACACAGCGAATATCATAGCCACAACGATTAATATGCGCATCCAGATCTTCATATACTTCCATCATGTTTAAAACCGGGCCATTTAATACAATTAAAGACCCTTCATTCATAAAGCTGTCATATTTAATACGCATAGCTGCCGGAAGTTTGTTTAAAGTTGAAGAAGAAATATAATTTCTGGTTTTTACACCAAAAGCTCCTCCGCGTAAAGGAAATAAAAACGTAAAAGCACAAAAGTCATCGCCCTGAGACAGGTCGCAACCCATGGCACAAGGCATATTCCAATAATCGCGTTTACGATGCGGAAGTGTTTCTTCATAAGTAAAATAATAGGTATATCCTTCCATCGGAATACCAAAACGCTTTGCCAAAATATCATTTCTGGCTGCCGGAGCTTTTTCAGCCCGTTCTTTATCCAGCTGATAAGTTTCATAACTAACGGTATAGCCAAGATTCGGATTTGCTTTTGGCCACATTTCAGGCTGATTCACTTCATCGATCGAATCCAGTTTATAATACCAGATGGAAACATGCGGATTAATGTATTCACCTTTAAGAATATCCATCAATTCCATCTTGATCGTATCGCCGGCACCATTCCGGACAGTTCCTTCTGAAGATACTGCCAGGATCAAATAATCGTCTACTTTCGCAGCGCCCTGTTCGATCGCACCGATTACATCTTCCCGAATATCACCGGAAAGCCATTCGTCAACCGTTGCAATTTTACAGCGAAGACCCTGAAGTTTGGAAATGCTCATTGGACGAACTTCAAGTAAAGATCCGGTTAAAAAATTCTCAACTCCTTTTTTCGTTGCAGCAAGCTTTACCCGGTCCATTTTAGATCCGGTTGTATTTTGAATAGAACCTTCTGTTAAAAACGCAAATAAAGGCCCTCTGGATCTGCTGATCGCAGTACGAATCGGTGAAAGAACTTCTTCTGCCTGTTTCATCGTTGGAGCGGTCGTAATTTGGTGCGTAGTTGTCGTATCAACCGTTAAAAAATAACTTTGAATTGATGATGCGTACAAAGATTTAGCAGCCGAACGGGCAATGATTAAATATTGCTTATTTACAAGGCGTTTCTTTATTCGGCGGTTTACATATCTTTTCTTTTTTGGATCGTAAATAGAATGCTCTTCGAAATAATACCAACCAAAAATTTGTTCTGCCCAAAGTTTAAAAGTGTCTAATAATTTCAGATCCGATCCATCCGTTAATGTCAATTCATTTTCGCAATAACGAATAAATCCTTCCACGGCTTGATCATCATAATAAATTCCACGGTTTCGAATTAAATCATCGATCCGATTCATTTCCATTTCTATGGTCTTTGGAACCGGTATTTCTCCCCGCAAAACTTTCTGACGAAATTCACCGTAATAACGTGGTGTAGCGGTATTCGAAAGCATAATAATTAATCATCATCTTTCTTTTTATCTTTTTTATTACCACTTTTCAGAACAAATTTTGTATATTCTTCTGCGTATTTCGAATCAATAGAGTCTAAATATGCAGCAGCACTTGTAGAAAGTCCAAACTCAATACTTCTTGCTAAAACATTTTCTGCTGGTTGAATCAATATTTTATTTAAAAATGGACCTATTTTACTTTTTCTTTTTGTAAGGCCGTCATAATAAGCTTTATTCTTTATATAATCTGCTTGCGCCTGATAATAATTAGCTTGATTTTTATATCGTTTTGTTTTTTTATATAATTCATCATCAGACATTAATTCTGGAATTTCTGATTTTTTATTTTTTGAGCCAAACAAAGATTTCTTACTCTTTTTAGATGTATTAATATCAGAACTATGTCTATTAAAATTTTCCTCAGCACGTTCATATCCTTTGATTCTGGCAGGACCGACATTATAATGTTCTCGGCCCTCATCTGTTAAAGAACCGTCTTCATTTTGATAACGACGGATGCCCCATTTCATACCAAAAATTCCCCAATGTTTCAATTCGTCAAAATCCATGGGACCTCCTTATTTTTGTAGTAAAATTGATAGTATGAAAACTATTGAAATGAAATGTAAAAAATGTGGTGCAGATTTAATATTAGATTTAGATCATTTACAAGGCTATTGTCAATACTGCGGTGAAAAATTATTAATAGATATAGAAAATCTACAGCCATTATTAATCGAAAAAGAAAAAACGAAACAAACTTTTATTAAAGAAAAAACGAAAAGATTTAAAATTAATAATAAAAATAAATCTAATGAAAAATATTACGATTATAAATTAGAAAAAAGCAAATTAGAATTTATACAATTAATTGCTATATTTTTATTACCATTTATTGTTATAGCGATATGCTATTTTATGGGATGGTTATTCATTAATTCACTATAAAATATCGCTGTCTCCGCTAATATATAGCCGCCATTCCAATTCTTTAATTAAATTATTTCGGCTTTCATCCACCGCCGTACTGGTCGTCGGATCAAACAATTGAGCCACTCTTAAATGAATATAAGACTTCACCATCTCAATTTTTGACAAATCTTCCGCAAAATCACTCCATTTTTCACCAGGACCCGAAATTTGAAGAGGGGATGTAGGACCCACCCCCATCTGCCATAAAATTACTAATATTGTATTTATGTGAATAATAATATCCTGATCAAAACTGGTATCAAATTCAGCGATACCGAGCAATTTTTTTATCGAGTTCAATATACTTTCATCCATAATATTTCTCCAATCGCTGAATCATTTGATTATTTTCTTAAAACCAGATACTCTTTTAAACAGTATCCCTCGTCTCCCGAAGGCGCACAAATATAATAGAAAACGTCAATCGACTTTTCTTCAAGAACTTCAACTTCGCTTAAACACGCCAGCTCACAAATAACATCTGATTGATTATTCGGTTTTTCATGAACCGGAGCCCATAAGCAATTTACAACAACCGCATAAAGCGGGTTACTGGTTTTCATTTTGATTTTCTCCTAATAATATTTAATGCCGCCAGGGGCAGGTATCATTCAATGATCTTTCTATTGGTTCTTTTGGTAAAAGATCCAAATTACCATAATGGATCGCCTGATGTGTCAGTCGAGATACACATATTAAAAATTCAGGATTCATGATCTCATCATTTTTTTGGACAATATCATGATACGTGATCGGATTCATATGATGGACGATCAGATTCTTTTTACCGATCTGAAAACCTTCCAATCCTAAATCATTTCCATTATCTCTGACAATTACAATGTCCCGAACTTTTCGCCATTCTGGTGAACGATATAATATTTGATTCAAATATCGATCAAATCCAAAAGTATCTTCACCGATTTTTCCATCCAGTTTTAGATAATTAAAACGATCCATAAAAGTTGAACGTTTTATTAATTCCGTATATGTTCGCAGAGTATCCATTTAGTCTTCATCTTCATCGGAATTAATGTCACCGCGATAATTCCGCATAGCATTCAAAGCATTCGAATATAATTCTTCTATTCGTTTTGATGAATGTAATGCTTCTGTTTTCGCTTCAATTAATTCTTTTTGTTGTTTTAAAATTTCTTTTTCTAATCGTTCTTTTGTAGAACCAAGCTTCAAATAATGTGTAATTACTTGTGACGAAGCTGTTCCTTCCAATAATTGTTTTTCAGCAAGATCAACGGCAAGCGAAATGAGCTGATTTTCACGAGCTTCGACCGACATTCCCGGCCTTTGTTTTCGCTTTACCGGAGTTTCAAGGTCTTTCTCTTTCTTTCTCATACGCTTACCTCATTCTTTTCCTTTGTTAGAAAGTACTTTCAGAGGCTCAAAGCAACGAAAAAACCAAGCACATATCATAAGACGAATAATGTTAGGAACGAAAGGAAACAAATGGAAACCTTGAGCCCCTGAAAGTACTTTCTAAATCCTTCTAAAATATCCATTTGTCTTTTCTTTCATTAAACAAAGCCCTTTGAATCACTCTTCAAAGGGCTATTACAAATATAAATTTTTTACTAAAGTTATTAACACCACGCTAAAATATAAAACGCGTCCTAAAAAACTCCCCCGGAGAATTTTTGGAG